GGGCCCGGGTCTCGGGCGTGCTGCGCCACCCCGGACGCCTCGGGCCCGAGGCGGTGGCCAACCTCAAGGCGGGCCTCGACGAGTTCCGCTCGGGCGGCGAGCAGGAAGGCCGGCACCTGATCCTTGAGGAAGGCATGGACTACGCTCGCATGGCGATGACCGCCGAGGACGCGCAGTGGATCGAGAGCCGCAAGTTCACCCGCGCCGACATCGCCATGTTCTTCGGGGTCCCGCCGCACATGATCGGCGACACCGAGAAGTCGACCAGCTGGGGCACCGGCATCGAGCAGCAGTCGATCGGCTTCGTGGCCTACACGCTCGAGGATCACCTGACGACCTGGGAGGAGACCATCGCCCGCGATCTCATCCCGGAGGCACGCCCCGACCTCTACGCCCGCTTCAACCGCGCGGCCCTGGTCAAGGGCGACATCAAGGCCCGCTGGGAAGCCTATGTGAAGGGCCTGCAATGGGGTGTCTGGAGCCCGAACGAGATCCGCACGCTGGAGGACGAGAACCCGCGTGCAGGCGGCGATGTCTACTATCCGCCGCCGAACATGACGGCACCGCGGACGGCGGGGCAGGAGGGCAACGGACCGCCGCCGGAGACAGAGGAGCGAGAGCCATGACGCTGCGCAGCGCACCGCCGATCAACCTGTCGCGGCCACCAAAGGTGCAGGCCTGGGACCCCGATCCGGCGCTGCTGGAGAAGTGGACCCCCGGACTTCGCGCCGGTCCCGGCCGGGAGTCGGTGACCGGCAGCCGCACGATCAGCATCCTCGACGTCATCGGCGCCGATGGCCTGACCGGCGAGGGCGTCACCGCCCGGCGCGTCGCTGCAGCGCTGCGCGCGATCACCGCCGACAATATCACCGTCGACATCAACAGTCCCGGCGGCGACTTCTTCGAGGGCGTGGCAATCTACAACCTGCTGCGCGCCGATCCGCGCCGGGTCTCCGTCCGCATCCTCGGGCTTGCCGCCTCGGCTGCCTCGGTGATCGCCATGGCCGGCGACGAGGTCCGGATCGGCCGCGCCGGGTTCCTGATGGTCCACAACGCCTGGGTGGTCGCCATCGGCAACCGCCACGACATGGCCGCGGCCGCCGAGACGATGATCCCCTTCGATGCAGCCATGGCGGAGGTCTACGCCGCCAAGGCGGACGTCGATCCCGAGATCGCAGCAGAGTGGATGGACAGCGAACGCTGGTTCACGGGCGCGGAAGCCGTCGAGGCCGGGCTCGCTGACGGGTTCCTGGCCGCCGATGTGACCCGTGGTGGGGGCGTTCAGCCCGAAGCCCCGAGCGCCCTGCGCCGGATCGACACGCTGCTCGCCCGCCAGAACATTCCCCGGTCGGAACGCCGCGCGCTCCTGGCCGAACTCCGCGGCACGCAGGACGCTGCCGCACACGTCACGCCGCGCGCTGGCGACGACTGGACCGCCCTCGCGCGGTCCCTCATCCAGACGCTCACCTGAAAGGTAATCCCATGAACATGATGTCCCACCCCGTGCTGACGCGCGGGATCGTCGCCCTGCGCGCCGACGCCAGCGGCGATCCGAAGCAGATCTTCGCCGAGCTGCAGAAGAGCTTCGAGGCCTTCAAGGCCGAGCACAGTGATCAGCTGACAGCCCTCCGCAAAGGCCAGGAGGATGTGGTCCGGGCCGAGAAGGTCGACCGCATCAACGCCGCCGTGGGCGAGCTGCAAGCCGCCATGGACGCGCAGGCCGCGCAGATTGCAGCCCTGCGGATCGGTGGCAGCGGGATGGCGGCCGGCCCGGTCGATGCCGCCTACAGCGAGGCCTTCCGCGCCCACTTCCGCAAGGGGGAGGTCTCGGCGGCGCTGAACAAGGGCGCTGACGCCGAGGGCGGCTATCTGGCGCCGCTCGAGTGGGACCGCACCATCACCGACAAGCTGGTCGAGGTCTCGCCCATGCGCCAGATCGCCTCGGTGCAGACCATCTCGGGCGCAGGCTTCCGCAAGCTCTTCTCGGCGCAGGGCTTCGGCTCGGGCTGGGTCGGCGAGACGGCGCCGCGGCCGCAGACGAGCACGCCGACCTTCGGGCATCTGGATTACACCCCGGGCGAGATCTACGCCAACCCGGCTGCGACCCAGCAGATGCTCGATGATGCCGCGATCAACCTCGAGCAGTGGATCGCCAGCGAGATCGAGGCCGAGTTCGCCTACCAGGAGGGCATCGCCTTCGTCGCGGGCGACGGCGTCAACAAGCCCTCGGGGTTCCTGACCTACGCCGAGGGCGGATCGAAAGCGGCGGCGCATCCCTGGGGTGCGATCCCGACCATCACCACCGACAGCGCCACCGCGATCACCGCCGACGAACTGATCGACCTGGTCTACTCGCTCCCCGGTCAGGCGGCACAGAACGCCCGTCTGGTCGCCAACCGCAACACGCTCGCAAGCATCCGCAAGCTCAAGGACGGTCAGGGCAACTACCTCTGGCAGCCCTCCTTCACCGAAGGCCAGCCGCAGAACGTGCTGGCCTATCCCGTGACCGAGATGGCGGCCATGCCGGACGTCGCACCCGGAGCCATGCCACTGGCCTTCGGCGACTTCCGCCGCGGCTACCTGATCGTCGACCGCACCGGGGTGCGGGTGCTGCGCGATCCCTTCACCAACAAGCCCTATGTCCACTTCTACACCACCAAGCGCGTGGGCGGCGGGCTCCTCAATCCCGAGATGCTGCGCGTCCTCAGGATGGCCGCAGCCTGACCCAGCGGCCCGGCGAGGAACGCCGGGCTTCCACCCTTGTCTGAATGGAGGCCACCATGGCTGTGAAGAAGAACGATCCCGCACTGAAAGCCGGTGCGACCGCCATCGAGAAAGACGTTCATGGCGCCGCTGATCCTGCGCCAGCGGCCGCACTGGAGGGTGCCTCCGGTGCGATCATCGAACCCACAATCACGGATTCCGTTGATGTAAGCCACGAGAGCATCGACGCCAATCCGCGCGAAGGTACCACGGCCGAGCAGAATGCCATCGACTGGAACGATCCCAAGCGAGTGCGTCCTGATGAGGCCGATTTCACCGGACAGGGTGTCGACCCCTCCGTCTACGGCAAGGTCGCGGACTGATGCGGCTGGTCCTCGTCACCCAACCGGCCGCGACGCCGATCACGCTGGCCGAGGTCAAGGCGCAGGCCCGGGTCACGCATGATGACGAGGACCTGCTGATCCAGCATTACATCGACGCGGCAACCGCCTGGCTCGACGGCCCGTCCGGGATCCTCGGCCGCTGCCTTGTGACCCAGACCTGGCGCGCGGAACTGGCGGCGGTCACCGGGCCGATCCGGCTGCCGTTTCCTGATACCGTGATCAGCAGCGCCGTGTTCACCGACGCAGAAGGAGGGGAGCTGATCCATGCATTCGAGCTGCAGGACAAGCGTCCGCTGCTGCGGCTGAGATCAGGCCTCGGCCGGCCTGCGGCGATTACCTTCACCGCGGGCTATGGCGCTCCCGCCGACGTGCCGGCCGCCATCCGCCAGGCCACGCTGCTGCTGGTTACGCAGTGGTACGAGCATCGGCAGGTGACGGGCACAGGCACCGCCTTGCCCTTCGCCGTCGAGGCGCTGCTGGCACCTTATCGCAGGATCCGGCTGTGAGCAGGGACCCGGGGCAGCTCGATCGGCGCGTCACATTCCAGTCCTTCGTGATGATCGAAGACGACATGGGTGGGGTCATCCAGGGATGGGAGGATCGCTTCACCATCTGGGCACATATCCACTACCTGCGCGGCTCCGAGGCAGTCATGCAGGCGAGACTCGTATCGAAGGCACCGGTCATCATCACCGTGCGGCGGTCCGCGCAGAGCGTAGGGATCACCTCGGAATGGCGCGCGGTGGTCGGCAGCGTGATCTTCGATCTCAAGGAGGATCCGCGGCCCAGCGAGGATGGCGGGTTTTTCGAGATGCTGGGCGAAGGTTAATCTCACCGAAGGTGTGTCAGGTGCGACCCCGCAACAGCCCATGCCGCTAATCGTCCGCTCAGCCTGCCGTAGCCCCAAGCATAACCGCCCTGTCGGCGGCGCGACCCGATCGAAGCACCTCGACGGCGCCGCCTTCGATATCGCCATGGCGAACCACGACCCGGTGGCTTTCGAGGCCGCGGCGCGCGAGGTCGGATTCCTCGGCTTCGGCTTCTACCCGAGATCGGGGTTCATCCATGTCGATCTCGGGCCGGCACGCCAGTGGGGCGAGCGGTTCCCGGTGCGTGCCGTTCCCTTCGTGGCCGAGACCCCGCCGGCGCGCGAGGTCTTGGCTGTCAACGGCGGAGTAAAACCCGGCCACGCGGCGGCGCAAAAGTCTGCCAGTTAGCGGCACAAGCACGGAACGTCGGGAGGGCGTAGCCCGACCAGAGTTCCGTGCTTGTGCCGTTGGTATTTTTTGAAAGGGGTCAGCCGGCCTTTCGGGCGCGGCTTTGGGCGAGACGATAGCTCTGGCCATTCATTTCGAGAATGCTGACGTGGTGGGTCAGCCTGTCGAGAAGCGCGCCGGTGAGGCGTTCGGAGCCGAATGTCTCGGTCCATTCGTCAAAAGGCAGATTGCTGGTGATCAGGGTCGATCCGCGCTCGTAGCGTTGCGAGATCAGCTCGAACAGGAGTTCGGCGCCGGTTTTCGACAAGGGCACGAAGCCGAGTTCGTCGATGATGAGAAGCTTGTATCCGGCCATCTGCTTCTGAAGGCGGAGCAAACGGCGCTCGTCGCGGGCCTCCATCATCTCGCTGACCAGGGCCGCGGCGGTGGTGAAGCCGACGGACAGGCCCTTCTGGCAGGCGGCCAGACCAAGGCCGAGCGAGATGTGCGTCTTGCCCGTGCCACTGGGGCCGAGAGCAATAATGTTCTGGCGCCGCTCGATCCATTCGCACCGGGCCAGTTCCAGCACCTGCATCTTGTTGAGCTTCGGGATGGCCGTGAAGTCGAAGCTGTCCAGGCTTTTGACGGCCGGGAACCTGGCGGCCTTGATGCGCCGCTCGACCATCCGCCGTTCCCGATCGATCAGTTCCAGTTCGACGAGCCGGGCGAGATATCGGACATGGTCCACGCCTTCCGCCGCACATTGCCGGGCCAGTTTCTGGTGTTCTCGTAGGAAGGTCGGCAGTTTCAGCGTCTTGAGGTGATGGGCAAGCAGGATTTCCGGGGCGTCGCTCATGCCACGCCCTCCGCATTGACAGACAGCAGCCGCATGTAGGAGCGGGCCTCGGTCTTCTCGACCCTGGCCCTGGGCAGGTAGGGATAGCAGTCCAGATCCAGCCGGGGTGGCCGGCGCTCCACCCGGCACAACAAGAGATGCTTCACCGCATCGAAGCCGATCGCCCCCATCTGCAGCGCCTGCCTCACGGCCGCATGCAGATCGGCCAGATCGAAGGTTTCCAGAAGCCGCAGGACCTGGACATATTCGCGTCGGCCGTGCCGGTTCATCCGTGCCTCCATCAGCCGGCGCAGGGTGGCGAACTCCTCTGGCAGGTCCCAGTCCTGCAATGGTGCCGCCTGATCCAACGCATTGATCTTCTGCTCGATCAGCGGAAGGTAATGGAGCGGGTCGAAGACGATCTCGTCGCGATCCCAGCACCGGGGATGGCGGGCGATCACTTCGCCCCGGCAGCCGATCACCACCTCATGGATATAGCCCCGGATCCAGACATCCTGATGGCCGTAAGCGACAGGCACCGAATAGTCGTTGGTCTTGTAGCGCACCAGCGATTGCGACGACACGCGGCCGGTCGCTTGATCGCAGGCATCAAAGGGCGCCGCCGGGAGCGGGCGCATCGCGGCGAGATCGCGCTGCAGTCGCTCGCCGATCGTTTCGCTCTCGCCGCGAAGGACATCGTGCTGACGCCGCTTGCAACGCTCCTCCAGCCAGAGGTTGAATTCTTCCCAACTGGCGAACTCAGGCATCGGCACCAAGAAGTTGCGGCGGCAATAGCCCACCAAGCCTTCGACATTGCCTTTGTCGTTCCCCTTGCCAGGGCGGCCATAGCGATCCCGGATCAGGTAATGCGACAGAAACCCGCTGAACAGCGCCGCCCGCTTGCGGGTGTCATCCGGCAGGATCTTCGCCACCAGGCAGCGGTCATTGTCGTAGACGATCAACTGCGGAACCGCCCCAAAAAAGGCAAAGGCATGGACATGACCGTCCACCCAGGCCTCGGCAACCGCCGCCGGATAGGCACGGACGTAGCAGGCGTCGCTATGCGGCAAGTCCAGCACGAAGAAATGCGCCTTCTGTTCGACACCTCCGATCCGAACCATTGCCTCGCCGAAGTCGGCCTGCGCGTGCCCCGGGGGATGCGCCAGCGGCACAAATACCTCCTGGCCCCGACGCTTACGTTCCCGGATATAATCCTTGATGATCGTGTAGCCCCCGGTGAACCCGCATTCCTCGCGAAGCCGGTCAAACACCCGCTTCGCCGTATGCCGCTGCTTGCGCGGCATGGTCCGGTCCGCCTCCAGCCAATCCTCGATGATCGGGATGAACGGATCAAGCTTCGGGCGCTTGACCTCGGCCGTCCGCCGGTAGCCCGGAGGAACCGAGAACGTCATCATCTTCGCGACCGTGTCGCGCGGCGATATGTTGAATTCCGTCGCCGCCTGACGCTGGCTCATACCAGCAGCACAGGCCTGACGAACCTTGAGATAGAGTTCCACGCTGTAGATCCTCCCATCCTCCCTGCAGCCGCAGAAAGGGAAAAGGTGGACGACTTTTACGCCGCCCGCAGCAGCACCATGCCGCCGCTAACGTGGACTAATTTCGCACCGCCATTCTCACGCGATCTGGCCTATCTCGCCGAGAACGGCCTGTTGAAGGTCTCGGTCCGCCTTTATGGCGCCCTCCTCGAGCAGGGCAGCTACGAGGTGGAAGACGACAGACAGTGGTTCACCATTCCCGAGGATCGGTCGCCATTCCATGGGCTTCAGGATCTTCGCACCCATGATGTCTACCGCCTGTTCCATGAGGGATCGATCCGGGTCTCTCACTTCGACGCTCCCAAGGATCGCTATTGCGTCGTGCTGAAGCCCGAGGACGGGATCCTGGTGCATAAGGAAGAACTGGTCGTTCGGCGCGAGGAGCGCCATCGCGCCGAGGCCAGGCATGGGCTGGGCGGCAGAAGACGGACATCCGAGACCGTCTTCCAGCAACGCCACGAGTTCAGCGAGATCATTCTGGGCGAACGGACCTTCCTGCTCGGGCCGATCCAGGCGCGCGTGGTGCGCATTCTCCATGATGCCGCCTCGAGCGAATTGCCATGGCGGCATGGGAAGATGGTGCTGGCCGAGGCCGGCTCCTCCTGCACGCGCATGTCGGACCTGTTCAAGACGCAGCCTGAATGGCGCAAGCTGATCCAGTCCGACCGCCGCGGCCGCTATCGCCTCAATATCCGATTCTCCTGATCGACTGCCCGAGCCCGGCCACGCCGGGCTTTTTGTTGATGGCTGCGGGGGGGGGCATCCCCATAGGCGCTAACTTAAGGGTGGGCACTTGGAATCATGATGCAATTCCTCGGGCAGATGCGAACGACCGATTCCATAAACATTAACTGGCAGGCCCTGATCGGACTGGCAGTCTCTGATAACGCGGCTGTCGCAATCCGTTGATCTCGAAGCGACGGCGCGGGAGACCGGCGTGCGCATGCGGCGGCGTGTCTTTCCATCTGCGGCGAAACTGTCGAATCCGGGTTTCAGGACAGTTCTATCCGCTCTATCCCCTTGAGGAAGCGGTTGATCACGTCGAGTTCGTCGTCGGAAATGCCTTCGATCAATTCGGCATAGCGCGACCGGAGCTGATGGTATGCCGAAAGCAACCGCTCCTGCTGGCCCTCTACGGGTTCGATGATGATGCCGCGCCGGTCGTGGCTGTTGGGAACGCGCCGGACGAAGCCCGCCCGTTCCAGCCGGTCGATCGCCGCGGTCGCCGAGCCGGTCGAGATGCCGAGATAGTCCGACAGCATTGTCGGCGTCACCGGCTCGTCGGCCGTCTCCAGCAATTCCAGCGAAGCGAGATCGGTTCCGTGGATACCCAGCCTGCGTGCGACGGTGGCGTCCAGCCTTAGCACCTTGCGAAGCACCGACCGCAAATCGCGCCGCAACTGTTGCTCCTTTTCCAATCGGGAATCCGCTGCCCTTGTCATGTCGTGCCGTTGCATCTATATGGCTCTACCATAGAGTTACTTGACAGCACATATAATGCCGACTTGCCCACAGCGCCAGATGGATTGTTCCGCATGACAACCGAGAGGACCCCACAGCCTGGAGACGATGCCGGTGACGTTGAACACGCGCCGGCGACACCACTGGTCACCAGGCAAGATGCAAGTGAGCCGGAGCCTGAATCGGCTCCCGTCACCCTCGAGG